CGAGGTGAACGAAAGAATAGCCCGTGCCCGTGCGGAGTCAGTCAAATCCATTCTTACAAAGAAATACCGGATAACCGCCTCACGCATTACTGCGGAAGGACAA